GATACGAGTATATTTAGAAAGACCAATGAGTTTATTAGCGGCAATGATACCGATGTAGGCAACCCCAGATACAGGCTGGTGATGATGAGAGCACATGGACCGTAGCTCACTGCGAACAACCAACATACCTTCGTACCTATCTTCACTATCATTTGGGAATGCCGTTGCGTCTGGTGCTGGATCATATCGACCTCCCATAATTTCGTTGTAGTACATTTTAGCCAGTCGCCTTGCTGTGCCTTTTGAGTTGGGATCGTTCTCACGATCAATAAGTAATCGATCAAGCACTGTTTCAAATGCTTCTGCGGCTTCGTCAATTAGCTGTTCTTTAACATGCTCATTGTCAATATACTCGCTAATATTATCACCTGCCCAGAAACGTTTGCCTTCGCGTTTCATTTTAAAGCGAAGGTAATTGCCTAGATATTTTTCTTCTTTGTAGCCGCCATCACCTGCCATAGCGTCTAATCCTGTTTCTTTATTTGTCAATTAAATTCTCCGAGTTTGTGTCGTGGATGACATTTGTTTAGTTTACATTACTATTTAGGTTCTGTCAACCTAAGTAGTGTATTTTTCTTAACGGCTGCATCAATAACATTTAGAACAACGTTTTGAGTTTCGGCAAACTTTAGTAATGCGGCTGTATCTTTTGGAAAACACATCCCGCCAAATCCCAAAGCGCCATCTGGACCTGGAACTTGCGTATGGCTTTTGCCAAATCTTTTATCTAATCTAATCAGATTAGTAATATGATTGTAATCCATTCCTGATGCTGTAGCTAACGCATACAACTCGTTCATGAATACTACTTTTGTAGCCAAGAAACAATTGATAGCATATTTGGCCAGGCTTGCTTCAGCGGTGGTTGCATATCGGATGTCTTTAAGACCACTTTGTCCCCATTTTATAATGCGTTCAGCTTCTCTTATATAAGCAGAAGTACTTCCGCCAATAATGGCAAACGTTCCACTGGCATAATCCTTACTAGCATTTGCTGCCGTTAAAAACTCTGGTGCATGTACTAGATTGATATATTTTTGAGATAAGTTTTCATACACGCTAGGAGGCGCAGTAGTTTTACTAATGATCACTCCTTTAAAGTCTTTAAGTTTATCTAAGGTGTCTTCTAAAATAGTCGTATCGCAACTACCGTCATCACTACTTGGGCTAGGTACACATACAAATATAGCCTCGCATGATGTAAGATCTTTATATGTGTGGGGTAACCCTTTTGGCGGATCTACTAAAATTAAATTACCAAATCCACTCATTGAGTCGCGAATTGCACTTCCAACAAATCCTAATCCTACAATTCCTATTTTAGGAAACTCATTTTCAAAAATCATTTAATATTCTCCAATAGACGATCTGCGCTAAAGAAATATTTAGACAAATCGTCGGCCTGTTTGCGTATTTGTGGAATTCTAGTCTTGTAATTGGCCATGTGTTCTATAATTAGACGACACAAATCTTGTCGATAAACTTTGTATGTTTCAAAACTTTCAGTCCATTCACTTGGATATTTGAACGTATCATAATACATTTCTGTATAACTTAACCGATCTGGAACTAAGGGAATTGCATCAACGAGGGCACCTTCGTAGCAACTGATGCCAAGTGTTTCTTGTAGATTGGCACTGAATACCATCTTAGCTTCACCTAGCAAATTGTGATATTCATTCTTTGTTAATTGTTGATCCTGACAAACAATAAATTCATATTGTGGCAAATGTTCTTTTAAGTCGCGGAAGATTTCAACCTGTTTCTCTGGAGCGATACGATGCGGGAACAAGATAAGATCACGCTTGGGCATGCCTTTGTATGGAGTAAGGGTTGCATCCATATACTCCATGGGCCAGCCTGTGCGTACAATCTTACCGCTGTCGTAACGCTCTGACCAATCTTCTGCATACCAAGGATTTTCTACTGGATAATCATGTAAAAGATTATCAAACATCATTTTAACATGAAACTCTGTGGCAAAATAGTTGTGGTCAAATGCTGAAAAGAATGATTTCTCTGCATTACGTACCCAAGGCTTATTGCCAACTAGTCGACCTAGGAAGTCTTGAGGATCATAACTACCAGCATGCCACAAGCCGTGAATTGTGATAGGAATGCCTAATAGCTCACTCATGTACTTTAGATTAATGATACCTGGATGCCAAGCATCAGTAAACACAAAATGATCGCCGGAATTAACGGATCCGCTACAAAATAAACGGCCCATCTGCTCCACTTGACTAGCTTTGTATATATTAGTTCCACCAAAGTTGAGAAATGCACCAGGAGTGGTAGCACTAGGAATGTCCGTAGGACCTGATATAATGTTGACATTGTGTCCTGCCTTTTTAAGTAAGGAAGGTACATGGGACTTCCATTGCCCCGTGTACCGTGTCTCTACTGATTCTAAATCAACGAGAAAAATTCTGCTCATTGCGTCTACCGGTGTTGTCCCAACGTGGCTTATTGCCCAAGTACGGTTTACGCTCACGGTGCTCGCCGGTACCTCTAGCAGAGTCTCGCCACTCTCGTGAACGATACATATCGGCAGGATTAAAGTTAATTAAATTGAAACGACAATAGTCGAGCCATTTATCGAGGTCATCGAATACTTTTTCAACCTCTGGTTTCATTTTAAGAGTTTTTTGGATGTAGGCAGGGATATTTGCCATTTTAAGATTCCATTGTAGAAATGTGATTAATAAAAGTAAGTGCGGCGCCATTCTCACCGTCTTCACTTACATCGATGATAGTCTTACGACCAGGGTATCTTGCTTTGATGATGTCGTTAAGATCACGAGCAATCATCTCACAGGAACAATGGTTGAGCTCTAATGTACCATCACTGTAGCACTTTTCAAGCCAACGCTTAAACTGGATAAACTCAATGTCACGGTCATCTTGATAGACCTGGATATAAACTTTAAAATGGAAAATATGACGATGTGGAGTTCCGAGGAAACTAACATCATATTCATCACCTGTAGCCAACTTAGGATCAGTTGCCGCGGCAGGGTACATGTGAATACCTTCTTTACGGAAGGTTACCCAAATCATTGATAGATCAGATGACATTTTTAATTCCTTCTGCAAGGATATCTAGTTCGGCGTCTGTCATAAAAAATTGATATGTTGAAGATAGTGTAACGTCACCATTTAAATCTTTTGCTTGTTGAGTAAATTCAAGAGCATTTAAATCTCGAGGTGCGGAACATTTCCATGCTTTAAGAACAAGCCGAAACCCGGCATCGTCTTTGATAATAACTTCTTTCATTTTAAGATTGTATCGTTAGAGTAAGCATCCCATGGAGTAAACTTACTACGGTCTTTTAAATCGTGTAGGCTATGACACCACACGCCCGGGTTCGTTGCTTTAAAATCTTTATCATCGATCTTAAGCATCGTGTTATAGTTCCATAATTTAATATATGGAACTGGAACTCTTATTTGCGGAATGAAGTTATCGTAATCATTCAATCCACCGTCATTAAACTCTTCTACAGCACTCAACGGAATATCTAGGGAACACAGATAATCTTTATCTAAGAAATATGAAATCATATCTTCCCACTGTTTCCATTCTTCCGAAGTCCGTGGATTAAAGCTATGATTTGCACCAAAGAAAATATGCTCTGCTCCATTTAAGTTTAGAGCAATTTCTTCTACTGGATGTATGCCTGTTACAAACAATGTCATCTTTCCAAATGCCGGTGTATGTTCAACCTCTACGCCTGTAAAGAACTGAACATCGCTTGCTTCGCCTGTTGTGTAATCACGTTTCATCTGTTAATGGCTGTATGTTAGTTTCGATAACATTAGTATACGTGGTTCCTGTCACTATGTCAATAGTTACGGGGCCCAAAATACGTATTTTTGTACTAGCAGTACTCCATCTACCGGATCTAAACGCATCGGACGTAAACAAATCCATTTTGGTTAAGCCTTCGTACCCCTCTTTGGATGTGCCGTTAGTCCACATGTCTTGAAATACATCAGCAATATGAGTATTACCGTCACTGCTAATAATAAATTCATTAAATTCAAATTCTTCTTCTGGTCGAGGATCTGTTAGTTCGGGTGCCCCAAGTTCGGCATTACATTCAATATAAGAATCAATCTCTGATGCGTATACCGGTTTGTCCATGCTTCGGAACGCACATCCAGTATTGTATACTGTAATAATTGACATGCCTCTATCTTCCCCAGCCATCATGTTGCTTGTGCTTTGTTCGATGATACTTAGTACCATTTTAATTGATCCTGTATTAACAGGTGTAATTCTATATAATTGTGTCATGTTTTTTTAGACTCCTAAGTCGCTCATTAATTTAATCATTTTTTCGTCTTCAACATCTTCGAGATCAACTTCGTCTGATTTAGTTACTTCTACTTCAAACAAATTGTTAAACGTGTTTTGTTTAGGACCACCTTGTAGTCGAGAACCTTCTAAACTCTTTAAGAATGGAACTGCTTGTTCAATCATCTCAAATGCTTCGGCTTTTGTTTTAGTGTTAAACAACTCTTCTACAAATCTATCAAAATAAAGAATCTTTCGTGGAACCCAATCGCTTAATTCGATTTCTTTCTTGCCTTCTAAACTCCACATGCGCCAATCTGGCTTATGTTTAGCACATTCAATGTCCATTAACTGTTGAGCACGTTGTACGGCAACAATATGACAATATACATTATGTCCCATCATTAGAGCATAGGCAAAACTATCCCAACTAGTTTTTCCTTCTTTCTTAATCTTATTTAACATTCCGGGTGCGTAATGACAAATGTCGCCTACAGTTAATCTGCGACCGATCTCTGATTCGAAGGGGAACGGAATATCGCTTCCTGCAAGAGCTTTGTTGTCAAAGGCTTTGTCCATAATAACGCTCCACCTTTTTGGTGTGTGGACTGCATTGGTGTAGACAAGTCCGTGGGCTGTTGCAATGAACGGTGAGGCGCAATCAAAAGAGATGGTAATTTCTTCATTTATGTGTTTCCTTATTTGACGTTGAATTGATGTTAAAAAGCATGACCAATCTAACTGTGCTGTACCCAAAAAGTGGATCCAGTTTTTGCCTTCGAGCAAACCATCTTCTCTAAGTGTCATTAAACGCTTGAGAGTAATATCCATCTTACACATATTAGCACCACCAAAGGCCCACCCTTCGGCTTCACGACCGGCATACGGACCTGTGGGATCGCTAAATTCTTTTACACCTTGATACCATGCTTCTGCGGTATCCCAGTCGCCGCCTTGTAGCACGTTAAGCCATTTAGTTTGACCTAATCGATTATCTAAGAAATACTTATTATTGAATTTTGTTTTATCTAAACAATCATCAAATGTTTTTAATCCAGTCTTTGGACTATGAATGTGATCACATGCCCAAGTAGGAACGTCCAGCATCATGGACCAGTCAGCAGTAAGTTCTAACCATTCTAAAATACTTTGACGAGTCTTGTTTGCGGCCTTGCCCTCAAAATCTAGCCAGTCAAACTTAAGAACACCTTTACCAATTTGATATCCACCAGAGTCACCTAAGATCATTGTGTTGCCACGATCTCGTTGTTGAATCATTGACTCTTGCGTCAATGATTTGTTTAGGTCTAACTGTGCATGACCTGCGGAATACAATCCATATTTGTAAGTAAAGTAACCTTGTTCGGGATTAAGAAAATTCATTCCTTCAATACCACGATCAAATCCCGTCGGAACACGATCGTCTGGAATAAACTTCTCTAATCTCTGTTTAGCAACATAGGTGCTATAGAAACTACTAATAGCTGGCAAATAGACAGCGTAGTCTTTCTGAAATGGGGTTAGGTTAACTGGTGGATTCATATTCTTCTTTGCTTAATATTTGTGTTATTTCTAATTGTTTAGCGGCACGTTTCATATTTTCATATGCAATCTTAACAGCAGGGTTTTCATTACTTAATTTTTGAAGTTCTTTTTCTTCGTTCATTTTACCTAATGCCCAATTTATTGCAGATTCGGCGTTTGATGTTAATCCTACACTTGCATATGAACCTTGTATCTTATGCCAAATTGAGCCGTCGTAAACTTCAAATTCGTTATTGCAATATCTTACCTGACCGGACATAGGTTGTCCAGTTTGATAATATGTCGGAGCAGGAGAGCCGTTGCTAACCTGTGTAAACATTCCCTGTTGTGTAAGGCTTTTTATCATGCGTTAGCTGGAATAATATATTTGTAATTGGCAATACCGCTGTCTAACATAACTTGCATAGCACCTTCATTTGAAAATGCAACGGTTGCATTGTTAGCATCAGCAATCTTAAGAATACTTAATACGCTAGCAACTGGCCATGTCCATGCTTTATTTAGGCTACCGGCTACGTTAGTTGCAAAAATAAATTCACCACCGTGTGTTGATTGGTCACCAAAGATAAACTTTAAATTACCGCCTTCAGTTTTGGCAAGGAATGTAGTGTGTTCACTATTTGCACTTGCCTGAAAATTAAACCGCTGTATTGATTGAACACTTGGGCTAACAGTTACATCCCACTTAACGCCTTTAAACTTCATAGTCTTAAGTTTTTCGTTAATAATGTCAGTACTCATAAAACGATAATCGTTTTTAAAATCCTTTGTTGCATTTTCAAAATGCAAACCTACTGGCAATGTTTCACCGTTTCGATCCGCGGTGATAGTTGCAATAGATGCGTTTTCTTTATATTCTGGGCAATCTAACAAGAACTTTAGTTTATTCAATTGCGGCATGCCAAACACACCAATCATATCTGGATGCGGGTCTGCTGTTTCGGCAGTCATAATAACCGAACGGTCATCTGCCATAGAATCAATAAGTGTTTTCTTATCGTCACCTGTAATTTTTACAACGTTGAGGAACCCCAGGTTATGTGTATGTCCTACGATGTCTTGAAGAATGTCTTTCATGTTAATTTCCTTTTGTATAGTTTATTTAGAATTTTGAACAATGTCAAATATATTTTATTCAAATGTGAATAGCGAACCAAACGTGTTAGTTTGTGTAGTGGACCCCAAGTCCCACTCTAGAACCCCAATAAGATTTTCGAGTTTGTTATTAATAATAGTGGCTTCCATTTCTGCATGATCAAATGGTAAATCCTGAAACCACTTAGGTAACCGTAATTCATCAACTGGATAAGCAATTGATGTATAGCCTAAAGGATTATCCTTAACCTTACATACAATAACTTTCATGCCATCAACAATACCCATTGAGTATTTGTCTCCGTTCATGCGTTTTAGAGTATTCCAATTAATGCTAGCACGAACGTGTCCGGGCATATTTGCTCTACCTGCCTTGGCTTCCTTAGCTTGATAGTCCGTAATATTGTTAGCACGTTTTGGACTACCTTTCTCCCAACCGGGTCTAGCTTTGAACTCAGTGCGAAACTCGCTAATGCGTTCTAGAATATCTGTCTCCTGGGCACCGTTAAGTACATCAGTTAGAATTTCTTCTAAGAACTTCTGCATAAATTCCGGCGTATCGCTACGCTTAAGATCCAAGCCCATGGCCTTGATCTTTCCAGGCTTTCCGTCTATGTCTTGTCGTTTACCTTCTTTGTCGTAATACAATACAGCATAACGCTTCTTGGTAATAAACAAGCCTTTAACTGCTACAATCTCACGTCCTGCCTTAATAACTTCACCGCGCGATTTAGGGCAGTGATGTGCATCTAACATAAACTGTGGGAATGTACTGTTTACTTCTTCAGCAACGGTATCATACAATTGAATAATACTGTCTCTTGTCCAAGGAATTTCTTTTTTATCAATTTCTTTCCTAAGGGTTGCGTATGCCGAGAAATATGCAGAATCAGTATCACCGTAGATGATAGCCTTGCCAGTATGGTTATACTCGCCTGTGACTACTTCATTTATTTTTGCGGCCATATGGCGGGCAATGCCTCGGCCGGTAAGCGTGGTTGACTGACCAATACGATTATCGAAAAACCTACAGCCAGCGTTAAGTATAGCACCGTATAAGCTATTAAGGTTAATCTTTTTAACCAATTGTCTCTTGTCCCAATATTCTTCTTCAATTTTATTCTCCGCTTTAATTGCATCTTTTAGTTTGGCCTGCATTTCTTTACGTTCAGCATACCAGCGTTTTAGTAGTCCAGGAATAATACCTTCTTTTTCATAGGTAAAGATAGTACCGTTAGCACTTAGTACCCATGGCTGATTACTTTCAAAAATCATTTCATAGATTTGTGCTCCAGTAAGTACATCAGTATCACCGTTTTCCCAGTCAACGTGAATTTCGTGAGCTTTGTCTTTATTCATAACAAACTCATATTCATTAGCACCAAACTTACCTTCCCATGCCGCGGCAAAACTATTACCTTTAGCAATCTTAGCATCAATTTCTGCTTGAGTGTATGTTTGGCGTAGCTGACCGACAATAGTTTCCGGCCCCATGTTCAATGCACGAATTACAGATGGATACAGACTGTTGATGTCCATTGATCCGATCCAATCGTGAAGTCCTTTCTTTGGATAGGCAACATACGCACCTGCGGCCTGATTACTAGCATCCTCATCACGCTTTGGTCGACTTGGAACAATCAAACCTCTATGATGTGCTTCATTTACAATAGCCTGTTCAGTTACTGCTACAGCACCCATTGTGGTTTGTAGCAATACAGTACATTCATGTGCCAGTGTATTAGCAAGATCAATAAACCTTAATTTCTTATCTAGTTTGTTTAATAATGCAGTATCTTGTCTGTTATATTCGATAAACTTCTTAAAGTCATTATTGTACAGTTGATCCAGTGTACCTTCGTATTGTGTCTTAGTTTCGCCTACTTCTAATTCTCCAATCGCATCAAGTCGGTAAGTATGGCGTTCTTCGTATGTATACTTGCGGTACAGCTCGAGACTGTCCAGATGAACACGACCAACCAGATCATAAGTAACAGCCGCTTTTCCATACTTCTCATACTCTCTCTTTTTAGGCATTGCATCCCATAGACATAATCTACGAGTATCATCCTTGCTTAACACTTTAATAATACGATTTACAGTATAGGGCATATCAAAGCCTTCGCTGTTCCACCCACTTAACACATCAGCATCTTCAATCAATGTTAAAAATGTATCTAACATTTCTCCTTCTGTTTCAAACAGAATTGTATTTGGAAAATCTTTAACCTGTTCCTTCGCCTGTTCCATGGTAAGTGTTTTGGGAGGAATAGCAAGGCATATTAATGTGTCTAACCATTGTAGGTGAACAGCGATAGCAGTGATTGGCATGAACGCATCATCTGGACTTGCATAGCCTCGTTCTGGATCAAAGTCCACCTCGATGTCCCAAAACGCTACGTTGAGTTTTGGGGCATCTTTACCTAGATAGTTTTCTTCTAGTGATCTAAAAACTTGATTAATATCGCTTTCGAACAATCGTTGATTGTTGTGGATACGTTGTTCTTTTTGAAATTCTTTGTGGCTTTTGCATACCACTTTGGACAGGCTTTCGCCGTAAATTGATCTGTACTTACCCTTTTGATCAGGATAATAAAATACATAACGGGCTGGAAATTCTTGAAATATCCTTCCCTTCTTTGGATCACGCTCTACAACTTTGATAATGTCATTGTCGCGATCCCATATGGCATCTACATAACTCATTAATTTTTCTCCTACCGCTTATGGCCGGCAACCTTCTATATAACGACTTATGGCTCGCTGAACCTTTGCAATATATTTAACCTAACATCCTAATCAGGCCAATGGTATCGATGCTTACAAGCAGGATATAATTAGCCAACATACCAAAGCTCTTTCGAGTCCAACTAGCCCAAGCATACATAGCACAGCCTGCTATCCAGATAGGATATAGTATGATCAGCGGCGGATTAGGTACAGTTGCTGCCATAGTGATTGAGCAACCAATACTAATAGCCCAAGCAAGTAACTCAACAGTAAACCTAAACTTGTTACTGCGCCAGTCATCATCAATCCATTGTAAGGTTGGCCTAAATAATGTATCAATCATTAATCTTCACGGCGGTTGGCATGTCCGCTGATATCTACAATAGTTTCCAAGTCATCAAACTCGCGGAATACTTGATCCCATGTATCTTTTTGTGCAATTTTAATTGCTTTACGGATAACACTGGGTTTAACTTCTAGTTCTTCTGCCACCGCTTTGATAGTTTCATTAAGACCTTCTGTTAGGTCTTGAATCTCTTGCATGACGGTACAACCCTCTGCAATAATTTGTTTAATCTTGGCCTGTTCTGGTGCACCAAATGCTTTACTCATAAGTATTCTCCTATGTGTTATTATACTTGGTAGAAACTAAAAGGTCAACTTATTTTATGCCAATTTTCATAAAACGGAGATAATCAGTATCTGGATCTTCTAGTGTCTTTTTACCTAAGAATAAGGTAGTCGACATAGGGAAGGTTTTATCAAATTCGTTTAGATCTTTAAACGGGTCTTTAACAGCATCTCTACCTTGTAGTGCAATCAATATACCGCGTGGAATGTTTTTATACCATGCAGTACCTTCTATATCTTTTGTGCTGGTGTTTATTATTAAACTATCTGCGGTTGCCTGTTGATAATTTAAAGTGTTGGCATCTTTGTCCATGCTTACTAAATTATCAATACCCGCCGCCCGAAGCATTTTATCAGACTTGTCTAGTACATCTTTGTTAGTATCTACATTTATAATTTTATTAAATGGTATGCTGGCATGTTTGAGTGCATAGGCCATATTACCATACCATGAACCTAGTATATAGATTGTTGAAAATTCTGAAATATCTAAATCTAATCCGACTAGTATTTCACACAACCATTCTTTGCTTTTTATTAAATCAGGAGTGTTGCTGCCTTCGAATGTCCCAGGGCTAGATTCATTTAGATCATACAACCGCATATGATTATTTTTTTTGAGAGAACCAAAGTTTAAACCAGGCATCTGTTCCCGGTTTGATATTTTGCTCGCGCATAATACGAGCTTTTTCTGAGCCGCTATTGTCTGGGTTTACCACAATAGTCGGTTCATGTGTTTTAATTTTTTCTACACTAGTATGTTGCCACATTGGATCATCTGCCGGTAAGAAGCAATCGTCTTCTTCTTTTGGTAAGAAGTCTGCCGATGTTAATCTACGTTGTGGCCAGCTACTCATTTTTTCATAGCCCGTACATTAGCTTCTAGCAAAGTTTGTAACCGTAATTCGTACCAGCTTTCAGATACTGTTGCGGCCTTTTTATGCTTTGATTTACGTGGAACAGTTTCGGCTTTCTTTTTATCTTTATGTGCGCCCGCCGCCCCGCCGCCCAATGAGGCCATAGCATGTTTTGCTACAGGATTGATAGGTTTTGGTTTTTTAGTATGCTTCATAGCCTTAACGCCTTTTTTATTTTCGTTAATCTCTGGATCGTTTCCTTGAGCTTTTTCGCTTTGTATGTAATCCCAAACAGTAACCAGATAATCTTCAGCTAAAGAAATCTTTTCTTGACACCATTCTGGCAAGTTATCGTTTTCATCGATAGTATTCATTAGCCCATCTACGGCTCTTTTTAGTGTATGAAGACTACCTGCAGCCATTCCTGCTTCGTCATCATATTCACCGTTAAATTCTTTTAATGTTTTTTTGTTCATAATATTTCTCACACTACTATACTATCTGGACGACCTTTGCCGGGTCCTTGTGGAACAGCTGATGAGCTAGTTGAACCACCGCTTGCACTTTCTTGAGCACCACCTGCGGCATTTATTCTTGCTTGTAGTGCATATAACTGACTCTGTAAATCTTTTTGCTTAGACCAAAAACTATGATCATCACTATATTCAAAATTAGGATCAAACTGTGCTCGTAGTTGTTCAAGTTGTTTTACTAATTGTGGAAGATTTTTTCTATCTTGTTCAACCTGTGCCGCCCTAGCCTGTTGTGCTTTATCCTCACGATCGGTTCGGTCTGCTTGACGTTTTAGTTCATCTTGCTTACGTAACTCGTCATGTTCTGGATCTCCGTGAATTCGCAGATTTTTAAACTTTGGATCTGTTTTTTGAAGATTCTTAAAAAATGAGGTCATGTCATTTTCTTGTACTAGGTCGTGTATTTTCATTTTTTCATCCAGTTACTTATAGGGCTTACTGTGTGCGTGTCGTCTAACTCTTTGCTTTTCATATCGCCGTTGTTAACGTCTACAGCACTGGCTCCCACAGCCTTGGCTGCTTGCAAAAACATTTTTTGTTCTATTTCGGAATAAGGTTGAGTTGTTTTCTTTTTTCCATGCCAGCTTTTTGCATCAATGTCTAATGGTTTATTTGAACCGTCGGCCATTGCCATTGCCTGTCCTAATTTAAATGAAACATAATCACCGCTTACACGTTCCTCGTCTCCGTAGGTATTAATCCCTCGACTTGGCTGTTGCACTCTTTTAGTAATATGACCTTTTTTCTTTTCAACAATGAATTCTTTAAAACGCATATTATTGTCCTTGTAGGCTAGCACTTAACATCCAGCCGTGTTTACGATGTGCATCCATACGTTCTGCTAAGAAATTACTAAATCCGTGTTCACCGTATTTTTCTGCTAGATCATAAACTAATTTTAAAACTTCTATCATGCGTTCGTTATCTTGCAATAATTCTGCAACCATTGCTTCTTTAGGTGGAAGACTATTTTCATCTGGAACTGTACTAAGCATACTAAATGCGCTTAGACTTCCGGGAACAAAGGTGCCTAAGCTACGAATTTTTTCAGCAAAGATATCGATGCTTGCATACACTTCTTCGTATACAGCACCAAACAGTTGATGATATTCTAAAAAGTCACTGCCCACAACATTCCAATGGTAGTTATGCGCCTTTAGATAAAAACTAAATTCGCTTGCGAAACCTATCTTAGCAGCCTTACGTAAATCTTCCATTTTTAAATCCATTTAATATGTTATTTATTTTCTAGAAGTCTGATTAAGTCTGACATCTTGTTCTCAATATCTTCGCTAACTTTGACGCAATTATTAACACGAGTACCACCCTTCATCTTAGTACCTTGCTTGCGATAGCCCTTCCAACACTTAGGATCTAGACGTTGATCTTCGGATTGTATACTTTCTGCAGAACCAACTAGATCACCTGCTCGAGCATGTTTAGCAGTTGCTTTTAATTGCCCAGCTGTACCTAGTTTATTCTTTTTACTTCCTGCAAAGTTACTTGCAGGCATCATTGCTTCTACTTTAGGTTTAATTTCTTTAGTATTGGGTACTTCGTGGTCGCCTACTTTTGCTTTCTTGTAGACTTTCTCACCGGTGCTTGGGCTAATGTAGTACTCACCTTTCTTGTCTTGTCCGATGCTTCTTACTTTGTATTTGGCACCGCTAGAACCTTCCGCCACACCTTGCTTACCCAATAAAGATTGCACCCATGGAATGAATGTGTTGATGATCCAGTCATTGTGCTGTTTGCTTTTGTCCAGTGTGCTAGAGTCTGCCGCACGACCATTTATTGTCACAGGCTTGATGTT